AATAACTAGATGATTTGCCGCATTTCCTGCAGTCTCTGAACCCATACCAATGTATAGGCGATCACCACCATTCGAACCATTGTCTGTTAAATTTGAATATGCTAATTCACCAGCTGCAAGTGTTGATGGATTTCCCGATACCGATGAACGCTTAATGCGAATAATAGATGCCATCTTTTATCTCCGTTTTAAAATTCTCCACCTTCCATGTTTTGCGCATCTAAGGTAGTTGTGGATGTCCACTTATTTGTTATTGTTTTATAGACTAATATCGATCCATCTAGTTTCCCATTTGTCATAGTATCAATATCTGATACATCAGATAGCGACTCAACTACAGCTGGATTCGATAATGTTGTGCTGGATAAGACTATGGAGCCTTCGGAAACAGCAACCGTTAACGCTTCATCAGGTTCTACAATAGCAATTGTATCTGCCATAATTATCTTGTTATTTCGGGTGTTACAGTAACGATACCCTCTACTACTCTAGTTTTTGTTCCAGTAGGAGAAGTTATTTCGACATCATAAAGCCATCTTCCAGCTGGGATTGCTGAAGACTGAGTTGGATTTAACTGGAGGCGAACTTTACCCGCTGCAGCGGAGTATATAGATGCAGTGAAGTCGTATGCAGTACTAGACTGATACGACTTTCTCATCTGAGACGCTACAGAGTAATCTGTCAAGTCTAATGCTTGACCATTGGAAGCTGCAACGGTAATAATTGTGCTATAATTTGTCCCTGCATCTACAAATAGATTGCTAATAGTTGCCATCGTTTAATCCCCGAACTATTCTTATACTTCTTATTTATAAGCACGGGAATTTTGTATTCAGAGATCTTGCAGGTAGATATTAGAATAATCGTTCAAAAGAAATAGCCAGTCTGGAGTGTAGGGTGATATCGTTGATACTGCATTCTTTTTATATTTTGAATAATTTGTATTCCCAGTATAAAAATCTATCATTTCTCTCATCTGCCAGCGCTCATCAGAAAAGTCACCCTTTTTGGTTGGGACATCTTTGTTATTTATAGACCACTTTTGAAAGTCTTCAGAACCAAAAAATCCATGTATTTTTGAAACTTTATCTTTTGATAATTCAATAGATGTGTTATATTTAACTATATGCCAGTTAAAAGCGAATTGAATCCACCATCTTAAATCTTGTAGGGTTTCAATTTTCCTTTGGCTGCTTTTTATGGACTTATATAAAAAGGAAACTGTATCTTCTGTTATCACGTTTTCATAACAAGAATCTGCATATTTTTCAATTGCATTTTCAACTGGATTTTTAAATTGCATCCAGGTATCAGGTAGGTTATAAGAGAGATCTTGATAAAAGATATTATTTCCCATACTTCCCGTCACATATATCTCGTCCTTGTCATTAGTATAGTTTTTATCATAGCTAGTATTTGTGTTTATGTTAAATTTAAAAGTGTTTTTTATGTTTTTATCAAATAAATCTCCTGATTCTATGATAGAATTATAAGTCCCATACACCTTTATCTGAGATTTGTCATTTGCATAATTGTATAATGTAAATAAAACAAATGTGCTGTCTATTCCTCCGCTCCAGCTAACATTTATAGGTTTTCCAAGATTTAACAGTTCTTTAGCTCGTTTCTCGGCTACCTCATTAAATGACATATTAAAACCAGTAGCATCTGGTATTTGACAATTATTCTCTACATTTAAATAGTGTGGGGTATTCCCAGATCTATCAAATAGAAATTTTTTACAATTAAATTTTTTTATATATTCTGAAAAAATTAGATCGTAATCTTCATTTAAATATGTTTTTGGAATATTGTTATTAAGTAAACATTGAATTAGTAATGGATAATTACAAGCCAGAATTAAATTTTTCATAATACTTTAAATCAATTTCCCAAAAAGTTGTATATTTTAAAATTGGAATTTTATTAAAATTAATAATTTCATAATTGACTTTGTCCAAATATTCTTTATTTTTAATAAGAAATTCTGGAACTTGAGTACATCCACATTTGTTCAATATTGTGTTATACTCTGTAGTATTAGAATTATATTTGTAGACAGACTCAATAAAATAAAAATCTTGAAGGGGAGCGGGATATGCTGACCAGATGAAGCAATCTAAAAATGAATTCATATTGCAGCGATTGGAATAATTTTCTTATTAGTTTGTCGACTTGGCTTACCATTAACCCACCAAAAAATATCTTTACGATCTTCTCTTAGTGGTCCATCAATATACATTGGAACGTAACCAGAAACCATTTCAACAGCAGTGGCAAAAGCAACAATATTATCGCTAAAGGCATTATTACAAGAGGCTTCCCACAATGGACCAGTTAAGAAAAAACATGCCCCTTTGCATATATGTAAAACTGGGCAATTTGGACATTCTTCTCTATCAGACCAATGGGTTCCAGTTTTAACTTCTACATCAGCTAACTTACTGATATGTCCTATATGATGAGAAATCCCAGATGGATTGGTTGATGTTGTTGATACATTTTGGCAAGTTAAAACATTTCCATTTAAGTCAATAGCCATATTTTCTTGTAAATCCATACCACATTTCTGAGTCAATGATTCTTTCCTAACTCCAGCCATTATACTTTTTACAAACCCATACACTTTATCATTAACCGTCATAAACTTTTTAACTTTACCCTCTCTCATTTCATTATATGATATATTTCTAAACTTAATTTCTTCGTCTTCATCTTTTAAAGATGAAGACAACCCACCTGGATCATATGCATCAATAAATGTGCCTTCTCCAATATTTAAAAATTTCACATAATCTTCGCCAAGATTAGTTTTAATCAAATTAATAAAATAAGACTCAATATCTCCCCTACTCATGTTTTTATTGTTGATCATTGAGTTAAAACTCATTTTATTTTGAGGTGCTAATGTTTTAAATGCATACATTATACCTTCTTTGCTATTAGAGTCTTCTAATGGGTCTGGACCACGAACAAATTGTCCTGGACCATCATGAGATACTGCTATAGAAAACTGATATTGATTTAGCCAATCAACTTTTTCCACATCAAGAAGACTTCCATTTGTTATAACTGATTTATGTGCATTTGGATATTTTTTATGCAATTTTTCAGCTAAAGGTTTAAAAGTTTTCCAATAAACAAATGGTTCCCCACCCCAAAATTCAAATGATCTATTTGAACCTAACCCATCATCTCCACCATCAAACCATGATGACATATTATCAACGAATGGATCAACATCAGAAGCGTTTGTAGATTCATCTGCATGTGGGACAAATCTTTGATTGCAGTATTCACACTCAAAATTACAAGAAAGCCCAAGTTGTATTTTTACTCTTTTAGGTTTTTTACCTTTAAAAATTTTGACCTGCTCAACTGGCTTATTATCAATTTTTGTTTCTACTATTGGAGTGCCGTCTTCCCACGTTAATGTGCTATATGTAGAATTATATAAAATGATTTTTGTTTCTTGGGTGTCTGGTTTTAGTGCTGTTATACGAAAAGTTGTCATTATATACCTCAAAATGAATTCTGGGGATCAAGTCCCCAGAAAGTATTTAGTCTCAAATAAAGTATTAGCTAACAGTCATAGAAAACGATGCAATTCCTGTCCACTTTCTATGTCCAGCTTTAACTCTAATAGTTTCGCCAGAAGTGAATCCGTCAGAGTATAACTTAAAACTTCCAGTTCCATTTGTTAATGGAACTCTAATTTTATTAAGAGAACCATAAACTTGTTCCAAATACACCTCAGAAATAAATGGATCAGTTGACACATTAATTATTACAGATGAATCTGGGGCAACAGTTGTCTCACTACATGTTAACTGTATTGGTGAAAATAGTTGTTTTAAATCTATAGCAGTTTCTTCTAATAAAGAAGCTGATGGTCCAGTGACAGTTGTGGTAATATCTTCATTAGATGCATCATAAAATAATCTAACGCAAACACTGTTAAAATTATCTACATCTGGAAAAAATAGTTGATATAATGGAGAAAAGATATGATAATCTTGATCCATATTAGCCAAACCATCTGGTTTAGAAATAATAGTTGACGATAGCAAATCTACAAATGCAGCAGCTGGTAGTGTATCCGCATAATACTCATATGGAGTATCGGAAGAAGATGGTACGTTTCTAGGTAATAGAGAAATTCTAGTCCATAATGATTGATCAACAAATCCTGGAATTTTTTTCAGTTCTGAATATTTAATAATATCCCAACATTTAACTCTTTGAACATTTCCATAAGTTTCATCAGTAATGTTATCCCACACTTTTATTTCTATTTCATCAGAACGAATATCTACCCAATAATTATAGTTTAGCATCTGCCAACCAGCAGCTGCTTTAGGGTTATTTCTAATATTTTTTAAAATTCTAGCCATTTTTAATCCTAAGATTTATTATTTAGATGTTGTACGGTGAGTTTATAATATTGTTTAGCAATTGCACACACAATTACAATTATAGTTAGCTCTTACCCAACCTACTCTAAATTGCGATCCCTCATCCCAAAATTTAATATAAATTCCTTGTGTGTTACCACAGTTAGTTTCCGTTGGTGAATTGGGCCAAGCCTGGCCATATGGTCTACAATTTCCTGTGTTCGTGCCATCACCACCCTGCGAAAAAAGATACTGAGCATTAATTGATTGGAAAAATGGCACATCATTCGAGAACTGACTTAGTGCAGTTGGAGGAGATTGAACACCAGACCAAGCAACATTGGTTGCAGTAGCAGCGTTGCCAGAGATGTTAGTAACAATCACCGCACCAGTGTTACCCTGAACAGATGTAACTGGAACAGAAACAATAACAGCACCTGTGTTACCTTGAACAGATGTAACTGCAGCAGAAATTGTTGGGTTACCAGCAGCACCGTCACCGTTAGTGATAGTAATACCTGTATTACCAGCAGTTAAAGTGCGTAGAGCAGCAGTGTTTGCGGCAGTCTTAACATAAACACCTGATGTTCCAGCAAGACCAGCAATAGCAGATAAGTCTCCATCATATGCCTGTACGTCTGTACCGATAACTACACCAAGTGTAGTACGAGCAGTTGCAGCATCAGCATCATCAATAAGAGTGCGCCCAAATGCCGAAAGAGTTGTTGTAGAAGCTGTACCTGCACCAGTAAAATATGGTAGAGCGTTTGCTGCAGAAGTTAGACCAGCAAGAGCAGCAAGTTCTGCATCGTAGGCTTGCACGTCTGTACCGATAACTAGACCTAAGTTAGTTCTTGCACCAGATGCAGTAGAAGAACCAGTACCACCGTCAGCAACTGCTAGGTCAGTAATTCCAGTGATTGTACCAGAAGTAATAGCCGCTGCGCCAGAGATTGTTCCAGAGAATGTCGTAGCTGTGATCGTACCTGCCGAAAAGTTACCAGAAGCGTCACGAGTAACAACGGTGCTTGCAGTATTAGCAGAAGCGGTAGTTAAACCGTCTAGCAAGTCTGCGTCAAGACCAGATCCAGCGCCATCAACGGTTTTAATCTTTGTAAGGATATCAGCAGCGTTGTAGTCGGTCGCTGTTAGTTTAGTACCAACTTCAGTATTAATATTACTAAAGTTTGCATCGACTTCCGCATTCGTTAGCGGACTTCCTTTAGCCGATCTTAATGTAATAGTTGCCATTTAAGCGTTCCTTTGTTTCAAACTATTTATTTAAAAGCTGAAGAATTAAACCTTTGATCTCGCTCAACTCATTCTTTAGATTATTTATGTCTTCTGAATGTTTAGAAATCTGTTCGATCTGAGATTTTCTTTCTTCTACCAGTTTCTTTTGTTTTAAATAATGATTATATTCTGCCTTATTAGTATTTATAATGGCTCCCGTAGAAGAGTCTCTAACTAAGCCATCGTACCCTCTAACCTTTAAAAAACTCACATTATGCACAAGCAATAATCCTTAAATCTTTAATTTTTGGGATAGCAGAACTGTTTGTAGAATTCATTACAATTTTAATAGAAAATACATCAAATGGAGTCATATCTTGTAAAGTGTAGTCTACATCAAAAAACGTAGAATTGCCGTTTTCAACTTTATTGATAGCAGAATCTGGACTCATCAGAGTATATTTAGTTCTATCTAATTGTTTGGCTTCTCCAGCATAAGCCTTATAATAAACTTGCACATCTGATCCATTTGGGATATTTGCAGCGAATTTTACACGTAGATATGTTGATGTTTGGGCTAAATTAATAGGAACAGTAACATATTTACTGGCGCTAGAACTTCCGATTGGAGCAATCTCATCTGCAAATAATTCTCTTAGAGTTAATGTAGTTCCAGAAACTGCAGCCTCGCCAGTAAAGGTTGTATTAAAGGTAATAGTTGTAGTAGTCCCATCATCAGTATTACCAGTTACCAAGAATGTTCCATTATTACCAGATGTTGTTGCTCCAGAGATAACAACATATTTACCAACAGAAATGGCGGTGGCGGCAGTACGAACTGCAGAATTTGTAGAAGTAATAGTTCCAGCGGCATTAAAAGTAAACGCACCAGTTGCACCAGTAAGGATAGACTTGTTATCTAAAGCAGCTACATTTACATTAGATTCAGTTGGGCTATTAACTTTATTGGAAATTAGAATCATACTCGCACGAGCAGTGTCAATAACTGGGGATACAGAATCATTTAGAGTAGAAATTGCCACAGCAAATGTTACTGATTTATTTCCTGCTAGAGAATTATTTTCATTAATTTCAGAAGAAATCATTCTAGGAGAATAAAAAGAATTATTCTCAATGTTCAAACAGGGGCTAAATGATGTGTCTATAACATATGGTGTTTGTCCCCCATCAACTGCTTTACCAGAAGTTGTTTTAATTGAGAAAGACGTAGTCGTTTCTGGGAAAGTCTGCATCTGAACAGTTGGATTAACCAGATCATATTGAATGTTTTTAGTTGCTCTTACGCTACCACCACCGCTATATCCAGAAGAAGTTGCGGATGATGCTGTTGTTATTGTGTAAGAATTTAAATCTACATTCGAGATAATATGAGTGGCGTTTAATTGAGCGAAAGGAATTCCATTTACATCTGCAGTGACACCATCAATTTGTACACGTGATCCAGAAGGCATACCATGATCGTAATGCCATACACGCACAGTAGAAGAACCATTCACAGTTTGGAATGGATCTGTTTCAATATTATCATATGGTAGAACATCATTAACAAATTGCACATTACCAATAACAGATGTATCAAACTTTGCTCTATAAAGAGTAAATTTAATATCCTGATTTTGATCTTCAGTCCATGTAGAAGCGTTTTGTGATTTGAACATCACACCAGCATATGGCTGCTCAGAAATAGTTCTTGATGTTCCAGGAATCTGATCTCCTACATTAGAAATCCAAACTTTATATTTGTTTGAATCAGAAAGAAGAACAAAACAGTATTCAGTATTGTCTTGAACATATACTGGAGTCGGGAAAGTAAATGTTGTTGGTGTATCATATGATGGATAATCTACCCCGTCTAAAGTGACTGTACTAGAAGAAATATTAACTTGCTCAGGTTTTAAAGTTACTTGAGAAAATGGAAGAATATTCTTTCCTGGGGTTCCATTTATCATCTCACGAATCTGTAATTGAACTGGAATAGCAGTATCTTTACTAGCAAAGAAAATATCAATTTTAGTTAAGAACGCACCACCAGCTTGTTGTACTAAAAATGACTGCGCCAGTGGATCATACCAACCAGTATCAGAAACAATTCTTGCGCTGCTCTGATAGATGGTTTGATTCTCAGTTACAAATTCTTGCACCAGTTCAGCGTTTCTAACAGCATTAATCGTAGCTTGTTTTGTTTCAAGAATA